CCCTCCTCCTCCCCCACCATTGGTTCCTCCCGTTCCTAACGTCCCTCCCCCTACTCCTACCCCGTCCGCAGACGCCGCTGGAACTGTCCTCGGAAGAAAGCTCTGGAATGAATCAAAAACACTTAGGGCCAAAATGCTCGATCCGTTTCCTCCATCTCCTCCAAACGTAGCACCGTCAGCACTCCCAATCTCTCCAACTTCGTCTAATGATCCGCCGCCACCGCCCTGATTGTTTACCGAATTTCCTCCAGCGTTTCCTGTAATAAATCCAGCACCACCTGCACCGCCCGCCAGACCCTGTGACGCCCCACCCCCACTCCCTCCATAGCCTGCGTGTCCACCAGGCTCGCCGGAGTAGCTCCCCGCCCCTCCTCGTGCTGCGGCTGTGCCATGTCCGGCCCCGGCGCTTACATCTATCGCACCCGATCCGCTAATCGTGCCCGCTGACACGACCACGACCAGGCCCCCACCTCCTCCGCCGTCGCTCGTGGTATTCGTGCCCGTCGCCGTGACAGCGGCCCCAATGGAGACGTTCCCCGACGCGAACATCTGTAGGATGCCACCACACAGCGACGAGCCGCCCCCTCCCGGTCGGATCGGCCTGGGGATGCCCTTCGTGCCGAGGGTCGCGAGGATGTCTCCCAGCTCGATCCCCGGAGATCCCCAGGTAGTCGGATAGGACCCGCGCGGCTGGCCGTGCTGCCGGGGCACGGTGATCGCCTGGGTGATCGTGATCGTAGAGGTGGCTCGCCACAGGTTGTTCGCGGACGCGAGCGTCACCGTGCCGCTCTGGGCGATGGTGGTGGCATTCAGCAGTGAGTCAGCCGCAGCGATGTTCGACTTCGCGCCATCGCTGCCGGTACCGTAGGCCCCGGCAGCGATCTTCGTGGAGTCAGAGTCTACCGTATACTCCGAGGCCCAGGCAGGATGAGCCAGGACGAATATTACTACTGCCAAAAGTCCAACGAACCGTCTCATAAACCCTCCTTACGCCACGTTCCCGAACGCCACCTGCCGGTACCAGATCCCCTCGTTGAACTCCCCACTCTGCGGTCTATACCGCGCCCTTCCGCCCTCGTATGTCTCCGGGATGCCGTTAGGTGACATCGGCACCCAGAACGCCGAGGCGTCGGTTTTCGTCCAGATATTCCAGTCCACCAGGCCGTTGGCCACAGCCCCGGCGAACCCCTTCGCGATCTTGGCCTGATCCCCTACGATCTCGTCCACGTAAACATGCCGATCATCTTTCGGGACCGGTAACACTATCGCGCCCGGCACATACGCGGGCAGCGCCCCGCCGTCGTTGAGCGAGGTGTAGAGCCGGGCCGTCAGGGTGGTAGACGTCACGGCCTCGTCGGTGTCTTGATAGATGTCCGCATTGGTCTTCAAGATGAAGAGTGTGCAGATTCCGTTGTTCGTACCGCCTGCTAGGCTCTTTCTCAGGTTCACTTCGGTCGTAGTGATCGTGCCCAGGATGACCATGCGGTCGGCCTGGTCCACCACCAGGATGCGTGGAGCCGAGCCGAAGGTGTCGGTGATGTCCTGTCCGAAATCGTCGTTCCCCAGGGAGGCAAACGTCGTCGCGGCGAATGATGTGGACGTGACCGAGACTCCGGACTTCACGAAGAAGTCCAGGGTCGGATCACTCAATATGAACAGGTCCACCAGGCCGTTCGCCACCCCGCCCGCAAGGGACTTATCGAGTGTCACGCTAGTGTTGCCGACCGCTGTGATGAAAACTCGCCGGTCGTTGCGTGGAATCACGATTACGCGGGCGTTCGTGATTGTCGTCGGGAGCGTGGCGCCGGTGAACAGGTCCGTCTTGGTGTTGTAGGTGACGACCGTTGACCCGGCCACGCTCACGCCCTGGACGTAGTAGCCGGGGATTGGTTTTAGTGTTGGCGGCGTGACCTGATGGTCAAACCTCAAATGCGTAATCCCATCCTGGCTGTTTTTGGTGACCAACTTGGAGCTGTTGAAGCTCGTCGTCATATCCGCCCGGATCTGGGGATAGAGCTTGTCCGAGCCGGGATCGGATGAGGAGATGCTGAATTCGATGTTCTGGAGCAAGTCCTTCTGGAACTCCCCGTCCGGCGGCTCTAAGACCGAGGGGGCCACCGGCAGGTTGTCCACGATGAAGTAGTCGGATTTGGCCAGCCGGTCGTCCGCCCCGCCGCCTCCGCTGGCGTCGTCGCAGGTGATCCCGATCTGGACGTTTGCCCAGGAGTTGTTGCTCCCCAGATCCGTGACCGAGTTCCATGTCTTGGTGTGGGAGGTCCCGGCCTCGGAGACTGTCAGGCCGGTCACGGCGCCGGTGATGGTCGCGTTGTTCCACGTCACCCCATCGGTGGAGTACTTTATTTGCACCGAGCACGCGGTCACCACGTAGCTCTGGAGGGTGAAGGTGATCGTGATCGCCGTGCCTCGCTGCGTGCTGCCCTTCGTGGGCGCGGAGATCGCCGAGACCTTCGCGTTGCCGAGCCGGTAGTCGTGTGTATTGGTTGGGGACCAGGGGCCGAGGTTGAGGGCCATCCCATCTCCTTAAAATCCTTGCTACTCCAGCATCGCCTTGAGTTGCTCGATCTGCTCCACTTCCACCTTTATTGCCAGGCTCCGGTCGTTCAGGAGCTTCAGTCTGCGCTGGCATTCCTGAATTTTCTCGTTGAGGGCCTGTATCTCCTTGCTGTCGGTCTCGATCTGCTTAATGCAGGCAATCCGTTCCGCATCTTTCTCGGTGATCTGCGCGTCGAGCTGCTCTTTCGTAAGTGTCATTGAATGCTCCTTTCTATTGAATGCCCCTTTCTGCGGTTTTAAACATCTCCCAAAATCAGATAGAAAATATCACTGCCCGGATTCTGCGTAAAAGCTATGTAGGCCCCCTGCGTGGGGGCGCTGGCCATCTTCGTGACGCTCAGGCGCTTCTTGGTCAGGTCATCGGCGATGACCGGCCCATTGGCGTTGTCAGGGACCACCACCAGGCCCCGGCCCTGCACTCTCAGTTCCGCGTCTCCGCTGGTCGGCAGCCCGAACGAATACCGGTCGCTCACATCATCGTAAAAGTAGAATCCGTCTGTGCCGAATTCGTTATTAGCGCCAATGGTCCATCTGTTTGTGGCCTGGTCGATGAACTGAATTCCGGTCTGGCCTGTCGCCCCGGCCTTGAGGCTGATGAGCGCATTGCCCGCCCCGGCGTCCGCCGGCCCGACGTTCAATGCATTGGAAAAGTAGCCGTCGATGAACCGCGCGCCGCTTTCCCCCAGGTCCCAGGTCGCATCCGCATTCGGCTTGACAGTCCCCTTGAAAACCACCTTGTCGTTGAGCGCGTCCCACTCGGCCAGCTTCTGGGCGATTCCATCCTGCATCACGTAAAGCTCTACCGAGGCGTCTTCGAGCCCGGCCGTGAGATCCTTCCAGATGCCGTCCAGGCGGGCGACCGTCTCCTCGCCCCCGGCCAGGTTATGGCCGAGCACCTCGAATCTGCCCACGATGTCTGCGGCTGCCGGAGTGCTGCTGCTGTGCTTCGTGCCTATCGTCGCACCGAAAGCCCCGCCGTTGGTGTTCTCTGCCTGGATGCTGGCCGCCTCCGACGTGGTGCTCCTGGTTGCCCGGAGGACGCCCGACAAGACGCTCGGCTCCACCGATTCGCTATAAATCGCATATCTCTTATTGGCGGTCGCGGTGATCGCATTGGCAATGCGAAGCCCATAACCAGTCCCGCTGACCGATCCGCCTGTGACCTCCGCGATATACACCCCCGTGGCATCCCCGGCTCCGTTCGTGGCCTCGATCAGGTTGGCGTAAAAACCATACGAGTCCACCGAACTCTTGATTCCCAGGTTCGATATGTCTGAATAAGTCTGAAACCCTATGGCCTTCCCGTCTACATTTTCGGCCGAGGCCCGGAAGGGTACCAGGACACCATTTTGTCCGACGCTACGGTTGGCCGCGTACAGGCGGGACATAATGCCCACCTCACTTACCGTATCGGCCTCTCCATCCGCATCCCGCACCACGTTTGCCATGATCCCAACTGGCTGAGTGCCTCCCGGCACTGTCCCTGCAGGACCATCCCGGAGCACATAGATCAGTCCTTTTTCATGGTTTACGACCAGCCCTATATCGCCGTGAGCCAGGGGATTTCCTGCGATGTCCCCCAGATCTACCACCGCCGCCCCTCCGCGATACATCACCAGGTCCTTCGTCACCCAGGACATCGTGATGCGGTCGGTCGCCGAGGGCGATGCGCCCACGGTCAATATGCCTGTGACGATGTCCGTGCCGGAGAGCTGGGGCTTGCCATCCGCCGTGGTGATGATCGTGCACCCTGGCTGCGTCGAGGCGCTCGTCACGGCCGTGGCCACGCTCGCTTTGCGTGGCCCGACACTGGTGGTATAGGTGGTCGTTACCTGGAGGCTGCTGGCGGGCGCATCCAGATCGAAATAGAGGTAATAGGTCGTGGAGGCCGTCAGGCCGGAGATCGATCCGCTCCCGATCGCGTAGACCAGGTCCGTCCCCACTGTGAGCGTGCCGGCAGTCCAGGAGAAGGCATTGTAGGCCGTCGAGGAAAATACCCCGGAAAAGCGTGCCACCAACGCGGTGATGGGCCGATCCACGGACAGGGCCGCCCCGGCGCGCTCGGACTTGTCCTGGCTCGTCCGGGTGCGCTCCAGGGTCGCCCTGAACTGCTGCTGATCGTCCGTCATCAGGTTGCCCAGGGACACGACCACGTTCCCGATATCGAAGCCGGACTTCTCCGGCCGGATCACGTTCCAGGTCCGTTTCTTGATCCGCTGGCTGACCGTGATGTCCAGGTCGTTGTCCTCGACCTTTACCGTATCCCCGAGGCGGACTTGGTAGTCGCTCCACTTCTCGGCGTCGGCCTCGTAGAGGTCGAGCGCGTCGATAGAGTAGGTCACCTCCGGGTTCTTGCGGGCGTTCAGCTCGTCCAGGGCCTCGTTGTAGAGGATGTCGGCCATATCCCCAATGACAAACTTCTTGAACTCCTCCGCCACGGCCACGAACGCCGCGTCCGCGTAGAATGTCGCGTTGCCGCCTTCGGCGTAGACCTTGAGCGTCCCACTTGACCCCGTGAACTCGATCCCCCGGCGTTCCTCGGCCACAAACGCCCCCGTGGTGGTGATCCCGTCCCCGTTGAGGAATCGGGCCGTGCCATCCGTGACCTCGACCCTCACCTTCGCCAGGGCAGCCAGGGACTCCACGTAGATGTTGACCCAGGCCACCATCCGGGCGGTCGTGGAGGCCGTGAACGTGGTCTGCACGCCCTGTGTGTCGGTGGCCACCACCTTCTGGCTTTTGGTGCCGCGCTGGTAAAAGGTGGCATTCGTGTTCTCGCTGACCGTCGGCGTGCCGATCTTCGTCCACCCGGCGCACAGGCCGGCCGTGTAGGTCCCGGACAGGTCCGGGTTGTTGGCAGCCGGGATGATGTTTTCGATGTCTTCCAGGTCCGGGTTGTGGTAGACATCCACCCGGCTATAAAGGGCGTGCAGGGCCGCGTCCTGAACGTAGTCCAGCCCCCCGGCCAGGGAGGAGGCCGAGAGCTTCATGGAGGGCGTTCCGCCCCCGATGGCGTAGAGCCGGGTGACCATCCGGCTCTTATCCGTCTTCCGGGTGATGCCCTGGAGGTTGAGGCCGTAACGGAAACGGGCGCTGGTCGTGGCCCCAATGGTCGACGGGAAGTTGAGCGTGATGGGCGTGGTGGACTCATCGATGGACATCTCCCGGCCCATCTTGGCGACTAAGGACCGAAAGGCCCAAAGGACAGAGTGGTGGTTGATCGTGAAGAAATCCACCACCTCGCTGGGGCTGGCCACCGTCCCGATCTGGAATTCGGCGTTGGCGCCGGAGGTGTTCAGGATCTCGGTCAGGAGCGTGGAAAGGGCCAGATTGACGAAGTCTCGTGTGTTGGGGTAGATATAGCGGTCGCGCAGATGCACCCAGATGCGCTCGCCCTTGACGACGAGGGCCTTCTGTCCCTCTTCGTGGACCAGGTCGTGGGTGATGATGACATAAGTCCGCTTCTCGGAGGGACTGTCGAGATTGACCAGGCGAATGAAGGCCGTCTCGGCCGTCAGATTGGTCGCATGGGTGTCCAGGTCGTGGGTGACGTAGGAGAGGGTATCCTCGCCCCCCACAGTCTCCTCCACGACGCAGGAGCCTGACGGAACCTCGGCATAGGGGTTCCAGAGGATGCTGACCTTCGTCTTGGAGGCGTTGAGCGCCTGGATCTCCCAGCCTTTCATCGACCTCGTTCTCTTCTAAAGAACTTCGCCCAGAAAGACGGCCAGGGACTCCCCCAGCGCCAGACCCCCCAGGCCAGGGCTGCCGTGCCGGCCCACAGAGCCACAACCGGCCAGCGCCAGGGCGCGCCGTAGCCCCACCAGCAGCAGGTGGCCAGGGGCACGTAAAAGCTGCCCCACTTCACCAGATGCCAGAGATCCGTCTCCACCCACAGGACCCGGATGGGCCGCCGCCAGGCCCGGTCCCCGAAGTGTCGGTCCCTGAGCGAGTCCATCCAGGAGGAGAACAGGACGATGGCCAGAGTGATGACAGTCGTCCAGATCATAGATACCGATTTCTCCACTGCACGTAAAAATTGTCGATGGCCGTCGGGTGATAAATGGCCGTGTTCTCGGCTGCCAGGACGGGGATGATATACCCATCGTCCGGGAAGACGCCGGTGGTCAGGACCCCCGTGCTCACGTCCATCCGCTTGCCGGTGTAACGGTCATCCGTTCGGTCAAACTCCAGCCAGTCCCCGTCGGCCAGCGTGCCGGTCCACAGGAGGACCTGGTTGCGATTCTTGATGTTCTCCTCTGGGTCCGAGGCGATCAGGGCGTGCTCGTTATCCGTGAGCTGGCTGCTCCACCCGGCCAGGGTATGGACCTTCATGTTCGCGCTGAAATTGGAACCGTTGGCGTGGAGCGTCAGAGTCGCGGGGTTCCCGGCCATCGCCCCGACCACGCCATTCTGCTCCACCAGTATTCCATCCACATAGATCTTCATCCCCCCCGTGGCGTCATAGGAGATGCCGATCTTAATGGCGTTTCCGCTGACGAAGTTCTGGTGGGCGCTGGCCACGTAGGACCCGGCCCCGGCCACGTACTTTACAAACACGAAACGCCGGTCAAACTGATCGACCCCGGAGCCGTTGACGTAATAGAGGACGACCCGATTGTCGGCGTCGTATCGGTGCTCCAGGATCGTCTTTGTCCCGGCCTCCGTGGAGTCGAACTGCGGCTCCACGATGACAAACCACGTCCCCGCGCTCTTATTGCCCGTGACCGCCCACGAGAGCTGGTAGGCGCCATTGGCCAGGAAGGCGTGGCCTAATCCCAGATCCGACGGCGAGAAGAGGCCCGCCTTCTGCGCGGCGGTCCCGGAGAACGTCCCGGCCACGGTCGCGCCGAAGACGTCCGTGAAGTCCGTCGTCAGGTCGAAAGGACAGATGAAGATACTGTCCCCGAAAACGACCTTCGGATTGGTGGCCGGCCCCTCGATGACCAGCCGGGGATCGCTGTCAAAGGTCCCTGTGGCTATCGACCTGAACGTTCCCGCCGGCGCCGCGTAGCGATCCTCGGACAGGGATGCGGCCAGGGCAAAAGGGGGCTGGGCCAGAAGTCGGATGGCATAGTCCGCGATGGTCCCGCCCACGCGGGGCGAAGCTGAACCGAAGATCGCCTCGCCGTCAAAGTGGCAGTAGAAGAACCGATCCGTCATCAGCGGGTCGATCAGCTTTAGCCGGCGCGGGGTGTCCTTCCGAAAGGTGTTCAGGAAGGTCTTGGCCGCCTCGATGTTGGTCTTGAGGTCCGTGACCGTGTTGGCCATGATTTGACCGGCCATGACCAGCGGTTTGGCGTCGTAGTGCTCCTCGAAGACGAATTGCCCATGCGCCCCCTCCCGCATCACCCGCCGGGGCTTGATGGGCGGCAGATCCTGAGAATTGAGGCTCAGGACCGACATCCCGAACTGGTAGAAGTCGCGATTGTTGAGGGACCCGCCGCCGGTCAGGCTGGTGGAGCCAGACTTGAGCGCGTTGGGCTGAACAGGAGTAGGCATAGGCGATCTTTAGAGTCCGGCGCTGCGCCGGCGCACGTAGGCGTCTGCCGCCAGGCCCTGGGTCAGACCGGAGGCGCTGACCTTGATGCCTGCGGCGAGCATGTCCCGGATCGCCAGGAGGTGGCCGTTCTGGAGCTCGGACAGAATGCTGGTGAGGTTGGCGACCATCTGGTGGCCGGTGGCCTCCGTGAGCGTGGCCACCGAGGAGAAGGTCCTCGACCCCTCCTGCTGGCGCTTCAGGCGGAGCTGCTCGATCTGGGCCGTGAAGGTGTTGATCAGGCCGATGTTCTTCTGCGCATTGCCGTACTGCGATAGCCGTTCTATCTCCTTGCGCAGGTCCTCCTCGGTCATCTGATCGAAGTCGGGGTAGGCGGGACCGCTTGGTTTTCCGATGCCCAGGAAACCCCCGATGCTCTTGAGTATCCCGATCCCGGCGCTGGCGGCCTGGAAGATCCCCATCCCGGCCATGAAGATGTTGGCGCCGGTCTTGAAGGTGTCCCCCAGCCCTCCCAGGCCGGGGACGCGGCCCAGGTTTTTCGAGAGGCTGTTCGGCAGTCGGTCAATGGCCCGTTCCGCACGGAAGATGCCGTCGATGAGCCGGTTGGTCCGGGCGTCGAACATCGTGGTCAGTTCCTGGATGATCTCCCGCGTGTCACTCTGGACGTTGAATTGCTTCTCCAGGGTGATGAAGTTCTTCTCCTCGACGGTCTCCAGGCCCTGGACCAGCTCATCGACCAGCTCCTGCGGATCCATCGTCGGAGCGCCGCCGAAGAATCGCTCGACCCGGCGCTCCTCCGGTGTGGCGGCCATCCCCCTTGGACGCGCCTTTTGCTGCTCCTCGGCCATCTGCCCCAGGAGCTTGGCCTCGCCGAGACGGGCCTCGAAGCTCGCCCGGTCCGCCTTTTCGCGGGCCGCCCGGGCGCTTTTTTCAGCATCCCTGCGCTCTTTGTCCTGGCGGGCTTTTCGCGCTGCGGCTGCGGCTCGCTCGCGGGCATCAAACTGCCGGGCCACCTGCGCCTGCTCCCGGCTCAGACGCTCCCACTGCTGCTCCATCTCATGGACCACAAATCCCGGCGCGCCGCCCGCCCTGGCCTCGTCGATCTGTTTGCCCAAGGCGGCCATCTGTGCCTGGATCTGGCGGACGCGGCCCACCAGGGGGTCTGCCGAGATATCCTCCACGCCGAATAGCTTTCCGAGCGCCTCCGCCGCCGTCAGGGCCAGTGGGATGAGCGTCTCGATGACCGGGATCAGCTTCCGGCCCAGGCTCTCCTTGAAGTTGTCGATCTGCGCCCGCGCCCTGCCTAATTGGTCCGCGAACGTCTCCTGGACGCCCCCCATCTCCTCCACACGCTTCTTTCCTGTCTCCAGCACAGCATTGTAGATCGCCATGCTCTTCTCGGTGGCCGTGGCCGTCGGGCCGAGCTGGCGAATGACATCAATAAACTTAATGCTCCCGCCGAAGAGTTCATCGAGCAGCTCGATCTCCTGCTTCGAGATGCCCCGGACCAGGCGCGAGATCGCCTCGGTCGCGTCGATCCCGACCGCCTGTCCCAGCCCGCGCGCGACTTTGGCCAGCTCTTCCATTTTCTCGGCGGAGGCCGGCAGGCCGGAGATCAGCGCCCGGTTGGCCTCCTGGATGAGCTTGAAATCGCTCACCGTCCCGGCAGTCCCCCGGCGCAGGGCGGCCAGGATGCGGTCGCTGCTCTCGCCGGCAGAGGTGGCCAGGTTGGAGAAGGCCCGGCGCAGGCCGTCCCCCCGACCGGCCAGCTCCGCCATTGCCAGGGCGGCCTTGCCCGCGCCGGCCACGATGTGAGCCGCGATGAACGCCCAGATCGCCGTCATGCCGGCTTTGAGGCTGTTCATCGAGCGCAGGATGCCCTTGGCGCCGCTGTCCGCGCTCTTCTCGGCGTCCTTGAAGCCCTTCGCGAAGTCGCCGGCCTTCGCCCGGAGCACCCAGACCAGCTCCTCCACCGTGATACCGACGACGAGGGGGGCCAGAGATCAGGCCGATATGTGAAAGTCAGGCAGAATCATCAGGGCGCTCCTGTGGGCTTAGCGTACGTGACCGTGACCGGCCTGGCCGGGTCCGCGATCACCTCGTTCTCCTGCGTGACCATCTCCAATGGGCTGCCACATCTCTGGCAGCAGGAAAACTCACTGTTCCAGACCCGGCCACAGTGGGCCGTGTTCGTGCAGCGCCATTTAATATCGCGATTCTTCATGGCTCAATCCAGGTAATCGAGTGAGGATGGCTCCCGCCGGCGTCCGATACCAACAGTGTCATCGCGGTCGATCTTCGCCTCCAGCACCTCGCACCCGGCCAGCCTCAACAGGACCTCCATGCCGTCCGGAAGGATGCGCCAGCAGTCTACTGGATGCCGGTGGACGTCCCAGCGCCAGGGCGCGATGATGCAGCAGTAGCCTTCCGGGGCCAGCACGCGCCCGATCTCGGCTGCGATCTCCCAGGGCCTCCTCGTATGCTCCAGGCACTGGCCGGAGATGGCCACCGGGAAGTAGCCGTCCTGGAACGGCCAGGGCGGCTGGGGCGCGATCACGTCCACGCTCTTGCCCGGCGTGAGGTCCAGGCCGGTGTAACTCCAGCCTGCTGGGACCAGGGACCGGTACGTGCCGTTCACATTGGCCGACCCCACGTCCAGGATGCGGCCGGGAGGAAGGGAAGATACAAAGCGAGCGAAGAACTCAGCCATGAGCTTGAACGAGTTGGGATGCATGCGATCTCACGATGAAAAACCGCATCGGCCTGAACCACTGCGCGTTCACCAACCAGTACTCCACCCCACCCACGGTCCGCCAGAAGATTTCCTCTCCCGGCGCAAGCACCCGTTCGCCCACCGGTTCTTTCTCTGAGGCCAGGACGACTTCCCCCGGCCCAAAGCACCGCTCAGTTATCGGAATAACCACCTTCATATATGATCCCTCCGAGCATCAGAATATCTGCGCCGGTGAGCACTCTTTTGGGGCCGTTGGTGGAGGGGCGGGAGGAATCGTCGAGGGAGCGGGAGAACAGGACCAGACGCCCCCAGGAGACCTCCTCCAGGACGGCGTCCACTTCGTTCAGGGGGACGCGGAAAACACGGACGGCAGCGACGAGGATGTTGGCCCAGACGAGGGCAGGGTTTTTTTTTCGACCTCGTCGGCCGGCGCAGGTCCGAAGATGACCTCGGCGATCGCCTCCACGTCGTGGAACTTCTGATACTGCTCCACGATCTTCATCCAATCCTGCCAGGACGCGGAACGCAGGATGCCCCGGATGCGCCGGCGCTCTTTCCAGACCCTCACCCACCGAAACCGGCCCTTCGCCCTGCCCTTCAGACAGGCCGTCAGCATCATCTCGCAGGTCCGCTCCAGTTCGACCAGCCACCGGCGGTTCCAGAAGGCCAGACGCCGGTTTTTCTCCCAGGCCCGGAACGCCGGGTCCGAGGAGGCCGCCACGAACGCCCGGTACTGTTGGAGCGCCCAGCGGAGCCGCTCCCGCTGCGCGGCAATCCGAAACGTCACCCTGGGGGTGACGGACCAGATCTGGACCGTATCGCCCCCGGAGAGCGTCAGCTCCGCCGGCTCGTCCAGGAGGTGGGATAGAGCCTTTGTCGTGGCGTCTTCCTGCGTCATGCCGCCCCCTTCAGGGACGCGCCAAGATCCTTCAGAGCGTCCTGCAGGGCTCGAAAGACCAGGCCATCCCAGGTCCAGCAGCTCCGCACGTAGAACGAGGCCGCCCGCCCGATTTGCGCCGCCTCCTCACGGTGCTCATAGCACCAGAGCATCTTCTCCTTCAGTTCCTCGGGATCCACCAGGGCGTCCTGGCCCCTTTCCGGCCCGTAGATGCTCTCCTGCATCCCGTACCGGCGCAGCGGCAGGGCAATGTCGTCGCGCAGATAGTCCCTGGGCCCGGACCAGTCCGTCACGATGCAGGGCAGGCCGGTGGCCATCTTCTCTAAGGGAATCAGCCCGAAGCCCTCGGCCCTCGTCGGCCAGACGAAGGCGTCCGCCCGCATATCCAGCTCGGCGATCTGGTGGGGCTTGGCCCAAGACGCGATCTGGTGGACGCGACCCCGGTCCAGCTTCATGTCCATCGCCCCGCCCGGCCAGGGCACGGTCTTCAGTATCAGCCGGGCGTCCGGCAGGTCCAGCTCCTCGAAGGCCCGCTGGACCACCCAGCCCTGCTTCCGGTCCTTCTCCAGATTCGTCCCCTGCCAGAAGAACGTGTAGGTATCCCTTGCGGGCCGGTCCATCGGGGCGAACTCCCCCGGATCGACGCCGTGAGGGACTACGTGGACGGGGATGGTCACGCCCCCAGAGACCAGGGCGTCCCGGCAGAACGTGGACGGGGTCCAGACGGCCAGCATGCGCTCGTTGATTTGCCGGACCTGGTCGGGGTCCACGATCGTATGCTCGAAGACCACGTACCAGATGTACCGCTCCGGGATGAGCCGCCACCAGGGCAGGTTGGCCAGGGACGAGAACCAGACCTCTACGTCGCAGGCGAGGGGGCTGTCCACCAGAGTGACGAGCCGGGCAAGCTGCTCCCGGAGCTTGATGTCCACGTAGCCGATGGAGATACAGGGGTTGTTGGTGTAGGATGAGAAATGAATCTTCAGAGGCATCACGCATCCCGGATCTGGAGAAAGGACTTGTCGCTCGGGTTCTGGAGGATCTCGAACTCTATCTCGATGCCGGCCTGCCCGGCCATCGACATCACGTAGTCGCCGGTCCGGATGGAGACGCAGATCGGGCAGTCCACCGTGCGCGTGGAGCCGTTGGGGCCGGGTCCCTCGATGATAATGGACTGCTCGCCCAGGACGTCCTCGTCGATCGTGAGCGTGCTGGCCACCAGGTTTCCGGCCACCTGGTTGAACGCCTTCTGGAGGTTGGCCAGGGTCTTTTCCGCGACGGCGGTGGTGATGAAATAGCGTAGCCGGGACTCCTCGCGTTTGACCGTGCCCTTGAGCTGCTCAACCGTGAACTCCCGGTGCTCGACCTCCTTGCGCAGGACCACCGGCGCGAGGGTGCTGCCGACAGAGACCTCCGAGCCGTCCACGCCGATCTTGACATCCGTGGCCGGGCCGTTGAACAAATTGCCTTTCGTGATCGTTGCGGGCATAAGCGGACTCCTTTAGAATCCACGCATGGATGCGTGAGGGCTTAAACGCGGGCGCGGACCTCGTAGACCTCCAGGACCAGCTCGGAATGATGGCACAGGACCCCGGCGAACATGACATGATTGGTCCGCCGGAGGCTGACCGGCGAGCTGCCGAAGGGGGCGTTCTTGCCCAGGCTGTAGTCTCCGTCCAGCTTTTCCACGATCTGCTCGCACAGGTCGTGATGGGTCAGCTCGCTGGCCTGGCCGTCCTCGACCTGGGTGTAGCCCCGGATGAGAAAGACGTGTGTCACCCGGTAGACATTCCCCCCGTCGGCCTGCTCGTCGTCTGCGGCAGGCGTGGCGGGCGCGGCCTCGCGGGTGATCATCCAGACCCGGATGGAGTCCCGGTACTTGCAGAGGTTTTTGAGGTCGGTCAGGTTGGTCGAGTAGCGATGATAATCGTGGACGATCCCGACCTCCGGGATGGAGGCGATCTGCGTGGCGAGGTAGTCCCGGATAATCTTTAAGTCACTCATCGGAAGTGCTTTCGGATCAACTCAAACCCGAGGCGTCGCCAGACCCGCCTGATTCTGTCCTCAGATGCCTTCCAGCCCTCCCGGAACATGTGAGCGCCCTTGGTGCCCCGGCGGGAGATCGCCCGGCGGACCAGGAACTCCACCCGCTCGGCCTGCGCCCCGGCGATCCCCAGGACCCGCTCGACCCACTGGAGCAGCGCGCCCCTGGGCGGCCAGTGGGGTTTCGTGCCCTCCTCCACCGGCAGGGCGTAGATCTCCGGCGATCCCACGTGCCCCACGACCTCCTCACCGGTGACATTGACGGCCTCGCCGAAGATGGACCCGCGCAGGATCTCGGTGGCCCCCACCGGCGTGCGCTCGACCACCGCGCCCTCGAACTCGTTTACGGAGATCTGCATGGCCTTCGTCGCCTCTTTGAGCATTTCCCTCGGGAAGGTCCTCAGCCGGCGCAGGGTGGGCTCCAGGTCGGAGAGGTTGTGTATCTCGCGCGCGATGGCCATCAGCGTTGTCTCTTGGGATGCGTGAGGCGATCCACGCCGGTCTGGAGTTTCGGGTCCCAATCCACGAACCCCCCGGCGGCCACGGCCTCCGAGGGCTTTCCGATGTGCTCCCGGTACATCCGGGCATAATCCCTGGCCAGGGCGCGATAGCGAGAGTCCTTGCTCTTGTGATCGACAGTATCCGCGCCAATGGTGGGATCGCTCTCTCTGGCAAACTTCGACGCCATTCGCCCGAAGGCCACCGAGGCCGCCAGGTTGGACACGGCGTCAACGTCGGTAACCGGGATGTTGATCGACTCGCTCGGGTTGCTCGTGGTGAACTGGTAGGGCACGGTGAAGGTGGCCCGGAACTTCTCGCTGGTGGCCGGGGTGGCCTCCTTGAATCTGAGAAATAGGCCGGAGGGCTTTCGATACAGCTCCCACTCATCTTCTTCCAGAAAGTCCTGCTCCTGGGACGTGTCGTCCACTGGATACTCCATCTTCGTAATGGTGGAGAAGCCCTCCACGTAACCCGTGAGGGTCGTGATAGCGTAATCGAAGGCCCCCGTCCCAGTCACCTCCACGACCTTTTCCTCGGGCCTATCCTTGGAGTATCCGGCACGCACGGCCTCTTTGACGCAGTCCCGGAGGGAAACGGACCCCAGGTCCTCGTCCGCGCCGACCTCGTTGAGGATCAGGCCGACCTTCGTTTCCAGATCGCCGAGCGTGACAGACATGGATTCCTCAGTTCTTGCAGATCAGCTTGGCCGTGATCGTGAACGTCGGGCTGCCGGTTCCACCAATGGTGTAGGACAGCCGAAGTTGCCGGCCGATGTTGGTCAGCAACACGGCGTTCTTGTTGCCGTTCGAGGTGATCTGGGTTACGGCCGTGTGCTGATGAAAGGTCCCATCCGAGGCGTCCGAGACCTGGACGATAAAGTCCAGGGTGGGATTGGTCCCCCCGGTCGCAGAGACCGCGATCAGGAGCTGTGCCTCCGTGAACTCGCCCACAGAGAAGGCGTTCGTCTGGCCGCTGGCCGTGATCACCTGAGCATTGATGAGCGTGAAAACGTCGGTCTTCCGGTCCATGGTTTACTCGTACTGGATGTAGGCCGCCGGCGAGGTGCCGGTCAGGGCCGCAAAGCATCCCTTCCCGAAGGGGATGGACCGGGGCGGCACGTAGGGCACGGTGGTGTTGGCTGCGGCCTTCAGTGTGATAAGCTTCGTCCCGGAGGCGGCTGTGTTGTCATAGATGATCAGCGTGGCCGCATCCGACCCGCCCGTCAGCACCACAGAGACGAGATGGCCGGGGGCGGATTTGACTGCGCCATTCTCCGTTTTTTCAACGATCTCAGTGGGTCCCATGCTACCTCCCCCTCGGCCCGAGCGCGCCCCAGTCCACTGTGCCCTTCCCGATGGTGCCGCGCGCCGATCCGGTCAGGTAGTGGACATTGAAGATGATCGTCGAATCGGTCACTGTCGTGGGGATGGCCACGAATGTGGTGTCGGTGTTCGTGGACCGGACCCCCAGGTGCGTGATCGAGGGCGTCGCTGAAAAGGCTACATAGCCCTGGGCGGTGAATTTGATCGTGTCCGGCGCAGAGTCCACGGTCATCGACCCGACCTGGATGATCAGGGAATCCCCCTGCGTGCCGGCGGCGTTGCGCACCCCCGGCACGTCATACGTGACCGAATCCCCGACCGAGATCCCGAACCCCCGTGTGCTGACCGGGTAGGATTTCGTGTGGGATTGATTGTCCGTGGCCACCGCCACCTGCTCCCGGATCACGAGAGCCAGGAGAATGAGGACCAAACCGCCCCAAATGGTCTTTTTCATGAAAAATCCCCTCTTTGAAGACTGATGCAAGGCCAGACCGCCCCTAGATGCCCTAGAACCCCGTTTAAAAATCGCGATCCCTGGGCATCCCGGCCCCAAACGCGGCCCAATCCAAGATCGTGCCCCTATGGGGCGTTTCCTGAATTGTCAGACTATTGTGGCCGATATTCCACGACCACAAGCATCTCCGGTACCAGGAGTCCGGTCCCGACCTTTTCAAACTGGAGCGTCAGGACCACTCCGGTGGCGATATTGAGCGGCGTGGCCGGGGTGTAGAGGTTCTTGTTGTCGTAGGCCGTCAGGTCGTTGCCGCTGGTCAGATCGTAATTGGCCAGCTCCGTAGTCCCGGCCCCATCCGCCCCCCGGTTGACGAGGTTCAGGTGGGTCGTGTTCGTGTTCGCGCCCGACACGGCCGCGCCGGGGATCAGGCGCACGGCCACGATCGACACGCCCTCGGGGGCATCTGTGGGCGCGTAGAAGATCGGGATGTCTTCCGTGGCCGTGGCGGCGGCGTGCTTGGGCGTGACCACCTGCGCGACGTGGACGCCAGGCAGATCGTAGACTGCTGCCTTGTTGGGCATTTCAATCTCCTTCGTGATGGTGAAAGGCCTGGGCCTCCGCATTCATTTTGGGACCATCGCCCGCCCTGCCTACGCCGGCTTCTGGGCGTAGAAGGAGCGGTGGTCCAGGGCTTTGGTGCTCCAGATGTGCCGGATCTTGTAGGTGATCCGGTCTGACGTGAACACGCTGCCGAGGGTTGGGTTGTCCTGGACGAAGAGCTCGGGCTCCTCCCGGCCCTGGTAGACGCCCACCTCGATGGTCGGGGCCAGGTTGGGGTCGGCCACGTAGTAGTGGTCGTTGGCGTCCGTCCAGTAGGCCACCGGAATCTGTTCTATGCGCCCGGCGTGGAAGTTGGCGTTCCGATCGGTCAGGTCGTGCTCGCCCTGGCCCTGCGTCCACCCCTGCGCGAGTTGCCAGGCCGTCTCCTCCAGCTCGTTGGGATGCAGGAGAAAGCGCGGGACGTTGGCCAGGCCCAGGACCTCTGAGGAATCCCCGTAGGCCGTCTGATCCATCATCGCCTGCCGGGCGACGCTCATGGAGGCGTTGGAGAGGGCCGTGGACCCCAGGTTGCTGTGGTTGGCGTGGAACATCGCCACCCCGTCCGCCATGTTCGCGTTGGTGGTGAAGATGTCAAAGACGCCCCGGTAGAGCGTCTGCGCGGCGGCCCGGCCCAGCTTGAGCGGGATGTTGCGCAGGGACCGGATGTCGTCGTTGGCGATCATCTCGATGGTGAGGTCCTCCAGCCCGCCCTTTTTCGAGATAGAAAAGGTCTCCTCCTCGTCCGTGGGGGAGGTGAGCTGCGTGTAGGTCCCGCGCTCGGCCACGGTCGGCAGGGTCCCGTAGCCGCCCATCCGGGGCCGGTGCTGCGTGCGGAAGTCCATGATGGGTGTGATGTCCGAGACGATCCGCCGCCAGACGTTGAGGTCGGGCAGGTTATACATCCGGATCATCACCCGCGCCACGGAGTCTCCCAAAATCTCCCCGAAGTCCGAGGTCTTGAGCGACTGCATGGACATCATATACCGCTGCCGCATCGCCGGGTTGACGGCCGCGTCCCAGGGCACGAAGAACCTGGCCTCCGCCAGGATCGCCTCGGGGGTGGCCATCGCCTGGCCGGTCATCTCGTAAAAGGCGTGTTTGAGCGAGATGAAGGGCTTCACCCCCTCCGGCTTGCCGGTCAACAGCCCGATCATGCCGTTGAGGGCCTTCTCCCGCGCCTCCTGCCCCACCTCGACGCGGGGTATCGACAGCGGCGCGGTCTGCATGACCTGGGCGAGCATCTCCCGGTGGTCCCGCACGGCCTCCTCGATGGTCTGGCCGGGGACGGGGCGTCCGGCATCCAGCTCCGTCCCGAACTGCTTCCGCAGCATGTTCTGGGTGGGGACGGGGAGGTTCGAGCCGGACAGCGCCGCCTCCAGGAAGGTCCTCGACTGGCGCACCTCCATCTCGACCAGGGCAGCCTGCGCCCGATCCGCGTGCTGGGCGGCCGTAGATGCCGCCTGAGTCGCGCTCGCCGCATTGGGGTCCACGGCGGGCCTTTCCGGGGCGGCAGGCTCAGGGCTGGCCGGCTGCGGCGCAGACTCCATCGCCTGGTCCAAAAGGGCGACCACCTGGGACTCGGTGACATTCTGAAGATCCAGCGTGGCGTAGAGGTCCGGCCGTCTGGCCTTCAGCCTTTCCAGAAATTGCTGAAGCATGTGTAAATCCTCCTTCTGATGAGTCAGACTCGCAGCCATCTCGACCAGGTGGCCGCCGGCTGCGCCTTCGGACACCACATCCACGCTGAACACCTTCACGATCTTGTCCGGGACCCGCAAGAGCTGCCCATCCATCATCCGCATAGAGCCCATCGTCAGGACGTGGATGGAGAACTCCACGATGTCCCGCTTCCCCTTCTCCCACGCCGAGACCAGCAGGTCTCTCAGCCACTGCGCATTCTGGGCGATGTGGAAACGCGCCCGGAGACGGTCATTCACGAACCGCACATCGGAATACCAGCCCACGATGTCCTGGACGCGGCGGTAGTTGGGGTCCGCGTGCGGGCCGTCCTGGTGCGCGTAGGCCCTGGCCCCCTCGAAGAGCGGAACGGCCTCCCGGAGCACCTCCGGCCTCCAGAGCCAGCCCACCAGGCTCACGCCCGCCGTGACCAGGTCCACGTCCCACTCCCAGCCCCCTGACCCGGCCGCCTCCTGTGCGATCATCCCGCACTGGAACCGGGCGGATTGCTCGGAGGCGGCAGCGACCGGGCGCAGGCTCATCAGGAACCAGGGAGGGCATTGCAGCTCGCCGGCGATAGCCAGCAGGACCTCCTCGGGAGGGTCCGGGACGCGGCCCTCTTCGATGTCCAGGAGCATCTCCTCCTGCAGGCCCGTGCCCTTGGCCAGGGCCTGGAGAGGCATCGCGCACTGCTGGCGGTACTGCCGGATGAGTTCGCCCAGGGTCATAAGTTCCTTACGGCCTGGCCCAGGAGACCTTACGCCCATCCGCCAGGCTGATGATGAGTTTCTGGAGCACCTTCCCCTTCTCCATCACTTCCCGCTCGGCCCAGGGCGACGCGCCTGGGGCCAGGTCCTTCTCGGTCAGGCCCAGAAGCTTCAAGACCGGCCCGACCTCGCCCCGGCCGCCCCCCGCCTTCGTGGGGTCGAAGGCCGCGAAGACCTGCGCCGCCGGGGGCAGGGGCGGCAGCTCCTTCAGAATCTCCTCCAGCTCGGCCCTGGCCGCCTGGGGGGTCAGGTCCAGGAGCGCCAGCACGCCTTTCATGCCCTGCTCCGCGTAGATCTCTTTTAGGTCCGGGGTCTTCTCCTTTGCGTCTTCCTTTGCCATCTGCATCTCCTTCTGCATCTCCTTTCACGCCTCGTCGAAAAGCCGGTCCGGGAGTTTCTGCACGGCCTCGCACCGGCAGCGCACGCTCTCCCGCGCCGGCAGGGACCAGTCGCGGGGGTACTGCGCCTGGAATCCGCCCACCATGAACGCCTGGTCGA